AGACGGATCAACTGCGGAACAAATTGCAGGGATTGTAAGATTCAAACCTGTGAACAATAATTATTGTTCCTACGCAAATGGGAATAATAATGTTATGTTCAGGCTCTCAGATGACTTCAACATTGAAGGTGATTTCTTCGATCTGCGTTTAGGTGAAGTCAGTTTTCACCCAAAACCTGAACAACAGGGTATAAATCCGAATGGATTGTGGGCAAGGAAAGGACGTCAGACTATCAAAATCGGGCGTTTATTGAATTCACTTCGCAATGAATTTTTAATCGTGACTTTGTTAGAAGATGATGAATTTACAACAGAACGTGAAAAACATCTGAAGGATAAAATCTTCAGGCGGTTTTGTGAGATACAGACCGACAAAATCAATTCACAGAAGCTGAATTGGCAAATTCATATTTCTGACAATCCTGCTAAAATTTACGGAATGCCTTCATTCAGGTATTCAGGAACACTTCGAAATGAAAATAACGGATCATGTATGCGTCCCGAGAGTGATTACTTTTGCAGACGTGGAAGGGGATTTCACAGTATGACAGGAGCAAGAATAGTATTCATCAAGAATGAATATGATGAACTTGTTTCCCGTGCTATGCTTTACGATAATGTTGTGCTTTCGAACAGGAAGAAAGTCACATTCATGGATCGTGTTTATGGAACAGATGAAGTTCAGCAGTTCATGATTGAGTATGCTGAAAGTAATGGTTGGTTCCATAAGGTGTACCAGAATTCACACTCCAATGATTGTACTGACGGAAATGAAAATCTTGAAGTGGTGTATTATGAATTTCCTAATGATATCAATCCTGTCGGATATAAACCCTATATGGATACTTTCATATCAGCAGATAATAAGAAATTGTATGCTTTTGAAAATTTCGGATGGTGGAAATTACAATCCACCTGCAAGGAATTTGAAAAGCCTGTATTTTGTCCTTACTGTGGACAGAATTTGATTCTTACCGGAGCTTCACTGGTTGATGACGGGTGTTCCAGTTGTCAGGCATGGGATGATTTCCACAATAATTGGTTCCCAAAGGAATATATGGTCAGGTATTACTATGCAAATAGTAGTAGATCATATACTGTTGACAGAAGGGTCTTTAGAGAGAAGAATGTTGCTTACGCTATCGTTAGAGGTGAAGTAGCACTTGTGGAAATTGTGCCAGAACCTGAAGTTGAAATGCCTGAGTATAATAACAATCAACTTACCATTGAACAATGGATGGATTCAAATTATCCACCACTTGCCAGTAATGAAGATCAGCCGTGGGATGATGATGACAATGTAGAAGTACCTGAAGAAGAGGAGGTTGAAGAAAATGAATAGAACTGATAAACATTTGCTGAAAACTCTTTACCGGATTAATTCAAAGTCCGGTAAAGAGCATTTAATGAAATCTTTTCTCAAATCATTGTATCCGTTTGAGGAAGATACTCATGGAAACCTATACCTTACCAAAGGTGAATCTGAAACGTATCCTTGCTTCGTTGCTCATTTGGATGAAGTGCATTCACAATCACCGGACATTATTATTGAAAATTCAGGATTCATTTTTGGATTTTCAGTAGCTGAAAAAAGTCCTACCGGAATCGGGGCTGATGACAAAAATGGAATATTTGTTTGTCTGAAAATGCTGGAATATCTTCCTGAAGTCAAAATAGCTTTGTTTGTTGAAGAAGAAACAGGTGGTAGAGGAAGCAGAAATGCTGATGTTGATTTCTTCGATGATTGCCGGTGGGTTATTGAATGTGACCGGAAGAATGGTTCAAATATGATCACTGAAATATCAGGCTCATACATTTGTTCCAAAGCATTCAAAAAAAGAGTGCTTCCTTTGGCTACGAAATTTGGTTACAAAGAAACAACAGGGCTGTTCACTGATGTTGATCAAATAAGTTCAAGCTGTAATATTTCATGTTTGAATCTTTCGTGTGGTTATTACAATCCACATTCTGATGAAGAATGTACTGTGATTTCAGAATTGGAAAATTGTATTCATTTCTGTTTGAGTATTGCCAAAGATATTATTGAAAGGTATGAATTTACAAGACCCAAAACTGTTTACAAATCATGGAATGGCTATGATGAACAAGATTGCAAGGATCTTCAGCAATATTATGGATATTCAAATGTTCCAAAAAGAGGAGACTTTCCAGCTTGTAAAATTTGTCCTTGGCAAGAATGTAAAGATTGGTGCTCTGCTTCATATCGACACAATCTGATGCAAATGAATAAAGCTACTGGAACGAACGGTTATTTTAATTTTTCATTTTAATCTTTGATTTTTACTGTTCAAATGTTCAGGGGAAAATTCCCCTGAACTATGAACAGGTTTAATCTTAAAAATTAATCACAATGAAGAAATTATTCAGATTATTCAAAGGACTGTATTATGCCAATCCGGGAATAGTTCAGTTCACAAAAGATTTACTGTTCGCTATATTCATGTTCGGTGGATTGTACATCATATTCTATTTTTTGCGTCCCTGAAAGTATAATGACAGGTGTACAAAACTGAAATAAGGCTGTTTCAAGCGTATGACAGCCTTATTTTGGGACTTTTGTCGTATAAACGTACAAATTTATTATTTTTGTCTATCGTGTGTTTAAAACGCTTTTCACGTTAAATTATTTATTCACTAAAAAATCAATAAGATGAACAAATTAAAAAGATTAGCTGAAATTGAAGGCTATGATTCAATAGAAGAAATGTTGGAGCAATCAACCTTTGACAGTACTATTCCTGCAATCTGTACGAATGCAGATTGTGAAGCTACCTATTGGTATGAACCTGATTGTATAGGGGGTTGGTGTGAAGAATGTGGAACGAACAGCGTTTCAAGCTGTTTGATATTAGCTGGAATGATATGAATCATACTGTTCTATTATCAAGAGATGAACAATTTAGAGTTCATATCTTGATGACCTTTGACAATGAGGATTCCTTATGCTACAAAGTTAGTGAAACGGGGTACATAAGCAAATCATTCAAGAAGGCGTATGAAAATGCTTCTGATTTTCTCAGGAAAATTCAGGGGGCTCAACCAAAAATAAGAATTAGAAAAAGAACTAAATTTAAAAATCATGAGTAAAACATTGTATCAAATCACAAAGGATTTCCTTAAAATTCCACAGAATGAAAGAAGTGTTGAGTTATGGAATAAATTGCGGGAAGATTTAAAAATTATTCATCCTACAAAAATCATAAATGAACTGGATACAAGTGGCTTCATAATTTCATGGTTACATGAATGAGGACGGCTCACTTGATAAAGGAAAGGCAAGTTTTACGACTTGTCTTTCCTTTGGAATTTAATTTGATAAGAGAATTAAATAAAATTCCATATTTGATACAAAAGAATGATGCTTGGGAAACACCAGTTGAAATCAAAACCGTTTTATTGCTTGAAGAACTCAACTTTGTATTTTCACGATCACTTGAAGTTTGGGCGGATAAACATATTCGTCATGTGGAACATCAAAGCAAACATTCAAGGGGTACGTGGGATGAATCTTTACAACTTTATAATTTTCAAATGGAAGGTGTAAAATTTATTGAAAGTAAAAGTGGAAGGGCGTTGATAGCGGATGAAATGGGTTTGGGAAAAACTGTTCAGGCGTTGTATTGGTTAAGGAAACACGATGAATTCCGACCTGTTCTTATAATTTGTCCAGCCAGTTTAAAATTGAATTGGGAAAGGGAAGTTGAAAGGTGGATCGGAGTGAAGGCACAAATATTGAATGGTACTTCAAGTACAATTAAAATCAAAAAAGAAATTGTAATTATAAATTATGATATTTTACCGTATTGGATTGAAAAATTAAAATTGGAAAGATTTACTGCTGTGATAGTGGATGAAGCTCACTTCATAAAAAACAATTCTGCTAAACGAACAAAAGCGTTTAAAAGATTGATTAAAGAAATTCCCAAAATTGTAGCTTTGACAGGAACACCGATTGAAAATAAACCTGTTGAAATTTACAATATTGTTCAGGCTATTAATCCTATGATATTCCCTAACTTCATTGCGTTTGCACAGGAATTCTGTAATGCAAAAAGGAATAGGTTTGGATGGGACTTCAGTGGTTCTGCAAATTCTAAAAAGCTAAATGCAATTCTGAAAGCAACTATTATGATTCGCAGGAAAAAGGAAGATGTACTTACAGAACTTCCTGTAAAGAATATAGTGAAGGTTCCGGTTACTATTGATAACCGGCAAGAATATGATAAAGCTGAAAAAGAATTTATAAGTTTTCTTCGTGATAGATTCAATAAAAATATTGATGATGAAGTAAAAGAAGAATTGAAAAACTTTGCAAAAAGAAATAAAATTAATATTAGTGATGAACTTACTGAATCTGAAATTAAAATGCTCTTGCAGGAAAAGTTTCAGAAAGTAGCTGCCGCACCGATTTTATCACAAATTGAAATGTTAAAACAATTAGTCATTCAGGGAAAATTAAATCAAATTTGTTTATGGATTGATACATTTCTTGAATCTGGTGAAAAATTGGTTGTATTCTGTACTCACAGAAAAACTGTTGATTATCTTATGGAGAAGTTTGGCAGAATAGCTGTCAAAGTTGATGGTTCAGTCACAACTGTTCAAAGACAAAAAGCTGTTGATAAATTTCAAAATGATAATTCAACAAGATTGTTTATAGGAAATATAAAAGCTGCCGGTGTTGGAATTACTCTTACTGCTGCTTCAAATGCAGCTATGATTGAATTTCCGTGGTCACCGGGGGAATTGTCTCAGGCTGCTGACCGTATTCATAGAATCACTCAAACAAAACAGGTGACTATATGGAATATTGTTGGTGATAGAACCATTGAAGAAAAGATTATTGATTTGTTGCGTAAAAAAGAACATATCATTAATCAGGTAATTGATGGAAAAGTTTATAAAGATAGTAATATTCTTAGTGAATTAATTAAAAGTTATATAAAATGAAAATTTGGGGATTAATGTCTATTTGGACAGGTGAAGTAAAGCTGAAAAGTGGGGACATCTTAAACCTATGTCTTGTAAAAAAAGGTGATTTGATGTCTTTCAAGAAAAAGAAAGATGCTGTGGATTATAGAAATTCAAAATGTGCATGGGCTTTGAAACCTATGAAAATACATTTTGAAGTTACTTACTGGAATAGTGAAGAAGTTTTTTACCATTTCATAGACAATTTGAAATGAAAAAAATTCCTAAGACTCTTCAAAAATTTGCAGATGAACACAATCTGGGAATAACAGTTCTCAAATTCAAACACGCTGCATCAGGACAATGGGTGAAAAGACCGGGATACTCCATTCATTCAAAAGAAATAGTTGCATTTGATGGAAAAAAGTTTCATCGTGTTTATTTTGAATTGGAACCTATTGATCATCCTTGTGGATATAAATGGCTTGTGAAAAACCATATGACTATTCACAGATATCTTTACAGGCTTTGCAAGTATGCCTTAGAAAGCATTCCATTAAAATTAAATCAACAATTTTTAATTGAAGTAATATGAACTGGAAAGAATTAGGTTTTGAAGTAATTAACATTGATCCGGGAAATGTTGTCCTGTGTGATTTCTGCAATAAAGATTTCACAAATGATGATAAATCCACAGGTGGTATTCTATTTACAGGTCATGCCTGTTGTCCTGATTGTTTACCTGAATTTATGAAAGGTGTAAGAAAATACAATGAAGAAAAGTTTATTCAGGCTACTGCAAATGAAAATGAAACATTCAAAGATTTTGTATATAGAATAAGAAAAGGAAATTACTAATGGATATAATTCGTTTATATAACGATTATGGGATTGAATACCGTACAGAAGGACATAAGCACACCAGAAGCGGGTGGGTAAATACAGAATGTCCTTTCTGTACGGGAAATCCCGGTCTTCATTTAGGTTGGAATCTAAAAGATGAATACTTCTATTGCTATCGTTGTGGATGGAAGTCCACAGTGAAAACAATTTCAATGCTTACTCATCTTCAAACCTATGAAGTAGTTGATTTATTGCCTAAATATGGAATAAACAGAACAATCATTAAACAGGTTATTCAATCCAAAAAGCAATTTCAATTACCTACTCATACAAGTTTCTTAAAAAGTTCACACAAAAGATATTTAATTGAACGTGGATTCAATCCTGACAAATTAGAACTTATGTGGGGAATAAAAGGAACTAATCCTGTATCAAAATTAGGTTCATTAAGTTATAAATACAGAATAATTATTCCATTCATTTGGAATGGTGAAATTGTATCATTCGATTCAAGAGATATAACTGATGAAGCTATGAATAAATATCAGGCGTGTCCTGCTGAATATGAAACTATTCCACACAAAGCTATTCTTTACGGGAATCAGGAAGAATGGAATCCTAATTTGGGTATTTGTGTGGAAGGACCTACTGATGTTTGGCGAATAGGTTATCAAGCGTTTGCCACTTCAGGTATTCAATACACACATGAACAGGTTCGTGTGATGTCAAATACATTCAGACGAATTGCTGTTGTGTATGATGATGATCCACAGGCACAGGTTCAGGCAAAGAAACTTGTGGCTGAATTAAAATTCAGAAACGTGGATGCTTTTAATGTTCAGATTAAAGGTGATCCCGGTAGTATGAATGAAAAAGAAGTAAGAGAATTAATAGGATTTATAAATTTAACAAAAGCATTTAGAAAATGAAAAAATTTATTGTGAAAGGATGTACTGTCTTTAATGAAGACATTGAAAACTATGAAATCAGCAGTGATGTAATTGATCTGGTGAATGTGGAAAATGAAAATGAAACAATCATGGCAAATCCGGATGATTTCACCATTGGTGATTTTGTTACTGAAGAAGATTTCTTTTTAAAAGAAATTTCATACGTTGATGATCAGGGCACTGGTCGTGGAATGATGGCTTTCAGACATGAATTTTAAACCTAAAAAAGTATTCAAAATGGACACAACTAAAAATTTAATGAGAAATGAAATGTTCAAAGAAAGATTAGCTTTCTTATTAATGAGTATTGATGAACTAAAAGAAAATTTCAATGCTAAAGCATGGACTCGGGAAAATCATACTGATGATTATTTCGTTGTTTTCGCTGAAAAACTTGGTTATATTGAAGTGGTAAACATCATCAACAAAAGAAGAGTGTTTGTGACCAACACAAAATCTGAATTTGTAACTGTTGAGGACGGTGCTAAAATTGCTCATGAATATGACAAGCTGTATGCTGAAAGGCGAATGAAAAAGAAAAATGGATTTTCAACTACTCCACCTGTAAACCCTGTTTATCTTCATTTGGCAAAGGATTCTGAATTATTTGCAGAATTGCGTAAGCGTGGATTCTCCGGAGAGCTTCAACATACTGCCAAAATCAAATTGTAAAAGCTATGGACTGGAAAGTTAGTTTGGATAAATACCTGACTTCAGGACCACCGGATAATGGGTATGATGATTTTTTTGAAGAAATAGGGAATAACCTTTCAGATGATTTCTTTTACAAGAATGAAGATTGGTTGATTGATTCATTCCAGTGTGACAAATGGACTTCAAAGTTGTTTTCAAAGGGGTATTCCCCCTTTGAAGCAGCTTTAATACTTGAACGTGCCTTTAATTTGTATATAAAAGGGCGGATTTAGGCGTATGTAGCCCTATTCAAAGGGCGGATTTAGGCGTATGTAGCTAATTTTTAAAGAATATGTTAATACATGAATCAACAATTCAAGTTGGGAATATAATTAGAATTACCAAAGAACCTAAAAGAGCAAAACGGAATGGTTTTTTGCTCGGCACGGAACACACAATTCAAAATCCACCAAAAGGATTTTTGAATAGCTTAATGGGTGTATGGGTGTTGAATAAATTTGGTGAGTTAAAACCTTTGCAATTCTTTGAATATCAATGGACTGGCAAAGTAAAACGAATACGCAAAAAGTAAATAATTCACTAAAATTCACCAAAAATATATTCACCAAATACTTAATAAAACAAGGCGTAAGTGCCTGATTTACAGCAAATTAAAAATAAATTTGGTAAATTAAAAATAATTTATTACCTTTGTAAAGGTAGTTTTTTAAAAATATGTAACGTATATTCGTAAAAGCCGTTATGAATTACAAATTTTATTTTTCTTTGATTTTTTAGGTGGAACAGCAGGTAGGGGGAGTAGAGGCGGCTTACTCGAAACCCCTGCCTGTATGTTTTTTAAAAATCATAAAAACTATGAATAAAAAAATATTCGTTATTGAACTACTATCAAGTGATTCGTTTTTGGTAGTAAACAAAAATCTCTTAAAGTATTTTGGCCCTGATACAATTATATTCTTATCGAATTTAGTTGATAAATTTAAGTATTTTGATTCAAAAAATGAATTAAAAGATAATGAATTGTTCTATTTAACCCACGAAAAACAAATGGATGATATAGGATTTGATGAACGTACAATTCGTAAATGCAAATCCAAATTAAAAATTGAAAATATAATTGAAACCAAATTGATAGGTATTCCACCAAAAGAATATTATAAAATTCAATGGGAAAATATAGCAGAAATAATACAAAATAGTGTAAGGGATAAGGGTACGGATTCTGTAAGGGATAAGGGTACGGATTCTGTAAGGGATAAGGGTACGGATTCTGTAACCCTTAATAATAATAACAAATATAATAATAAAAACAAAGTTTATAAAAACAAAGTTGCAGAGCAACTTATTTGCGCAAACAGCAACAATTCAATTACCCAAAGTAAATTCGATACTTTTTGGCACTTATACCCAAATAAAGCTGGAAAAGGAGCTGCCGTGACCGCATGGAATAAAATTTGTAATCGCCAAAACGGGCAACGCCCGACTTGGGAAGAAATTGAAAATGCAATTTTAGAACAGAAAAAATCAAAACAATGGCAAGACCGGCAATATATTCCACACGCCTCAACGTGGCTAAACCAAAGCCGGTGGCTTGATGATCCAAAATATATGAATGGATTTTCAAAAGATGAACCTGTTACAAGAACACGAACAGTAGGATATGTTGGTGACACACCACTAAAATACAAAAGAGCAAAATCAGTATGAGAACTGAAGAAAACTTTCAAAAAGTATGGTTTGAACAAGCCCTGCAAAAGTTTCCACCACGATTGCAAAGGGATTTAAAGAATATTACTTTCCCTAAAGATTTACAATCTGGTGAAGCTAAAAGCACATTCATTTATGGTGGTATTGCTACCGGCAAAACTGTCCGTGCCTGTTTTATGATGTTACAGGAAATAAAACATATTTATTTAAACGAATTACAGGTTTTAAATTCAATTCTTTTTGTATCTTTCCCTGATTTATTTGCTGAAATAAAAGATACATTCAATGATTCTACCAAAAAGGAAAGTACAATTATGAATAGGTATATGAATGCACACTTACTTGTTTTGGATGATTTTCTTACTACAAGACCTACTGAATGGGTAATGGATATTCTATATCATTTAATAAATCATAGGTATGATTATATGTTGAAAACAATTATAACCTGTAATTTAAGTTTGGAAGAACTTGAAAAAAAGTTAGGTGATCAGCGTATTACCAGCAGGATTGACAGAATGTGTGAGATTGAACGCAAAGATAAAAACTGGAAATGAAAGAATTGATTTCAACAAAAGAATTGAATGCACGTATTGGTTGGACTTTAGAACAAAAGATTGATCATGCTTTGTATATTATTGATGCTTTTAATGCAAAGCATCCAAAAAGCACAATTTCATTTAGTGGTGGTTTGGATTCAACTGTAATGTTACATTTAATTCGTATAGTTGATAAAAACAAAAAAGGAATATTTGTGAATACAACTAATGAACATTCTGAAATAGTTAAATTTGTCAAAGAACAAGATAATGTTGATATTATTATGCCAAAAATAACTTTTACTAAAATAGTAGAACAGCATGGATTTCCATTGATAAGTAAAAAAGTTGCAGGAATGATTGAAGCATACAGAGATCCTTTAAGGATTAATGAAGCATCCAAAAGATTATTTTTAACAGGAAAAACAAAAGATGGGCATAATTCAAGAACATTTATTATCCCTGAAAAATGGCTTTATTTACTGAAAGCTCCTTTTGATGTTACAGCAAAATGTTGTTATTACTTAAAGAAAAAACCATTGAGGCCATATAAAAAAGATGGAACTTTTGTAGGGACTAAAGCAACAGATAGCAGACTTAGAATGATTAGTTATCAAAAAATTGGTTGTATAAATGAAAAAATAAATGTTTGCACACCACTTTCAATATGGACAAGGGAAGATGTGGTAAAATTCATAAAGCAGAATAATATACCGTACTCAAGTATTTATGATAATGGGGAAGTTTCTACTGGTTGTGCTTATTGTGGATTTGGTATGCAATTTGATATAACAAGATTCAGAAGATTAAAAGAAAGAGAGCCTAAAAGATATGAAATAATGATGAATATTAAAAACAATGGTATTCCTTATAAAGATGCTATACAAATGGTTTTCAAACGTACCTGTCATTTACAACCAACATTCTTTGATATATGATTGAAAGGAAAATATTGATAGGGCTAATCACCCAAACAGAATATTTACGACAAATAAAATCTGAGTGGAATTCTGATTTTATTGAAAGTGCTACTGCAAAGTTGATAGCAGGGTGGTGCTGGGAATATTTTAATGAGTTCAGTAAAGCACCTTTAAGGGATATTGAAACAATTTACATAGATAAATTAAAAAAAGGAATTGACAAATCATTAGCCAAAGAAATTGAAGAAGAAATTTTACCTAACTTATCAGATGAATATGAAAATGGTGAGGTGAATGTTAAGTACCTTATCAAACAAACAAAAAAGTATTTTAAAGAACGGCAAATAACTATTCATTCAGAAGTAATAGATCAATTACTTTCAAAACACAAAATTGATGAAGCAGTACAGGTAGCACAGGATTTTAAAATAGTTTCAGAAGTTGAAGATGATGAAATTGATTTAAGCAAACCAGAAGTTTTAGCAAAAATAGATAGTGCTTTTGACACAGAATATCAAAATGTAATAAGTTTTCCCGGTGCTTTGGGTGAGTTTTGGAATGACCAGTTAGTTCGTGGTGCTTTAGTAGGAATACTTGCTCCAGAAAAGAGGGGGAAGTGCCTACCGGGAAGCCAGAAAATTCTTATGTCAACAGGAGAGGAATTAACAATAGATAGAATAATTAAATTTGGCAGAAGGGATATTATTTCTTTTGATGAAATTAATCAAATTTTTGTTAAAACAAAAATATCTGATATTTATTATAATGGGACGAAAAAAATATATAAAGTTACAACTAAAACAGGAAGGCAAGTTATTACAACTTATAATCATCCATATTTAACTCCTAATGGATGGATTGAACTTTCTGATTTGAAGTTAAATGATTTTATAGCTGTTCCTAAAAGAATTGATATTTTTGGTAATTTAGAGTTACCAGAACATTATATAAAATTAATTGCTTATTTTATTGCTGATGGTTGTACTGGTGAAAAGTTATATGGTAACACAAAATGTAAATATATTGGGTTTACTTGTGAAGATAATGCTATGCGTAAAGATTTTGTTGAATGTATTGACAAAATGGGGTGTGAAACATCTTGGAATGGAATTGATTGCAGAGTAATAAATTCAAGAGAAAATAGAGGAAAGCACGATAAGAATTTTGTTTTGCCTTTTCTAAAAAAGTATAAAATATTTAATAAACTATCTTATCATAAGAGAATACCAGTTTCAATTTTTAAATTGAATAAAGAGCAACTATCATTATTTTTAAGTATTCTGTTTTCATGTGATGGTTGGATTAATAAAGATGGATCAGAAATTGGGTTTTGTGTTGCTAATGAAATCTTATGCAGACAAGTCCAATCATTACTTATTAAATTTGGAATTGTTTCTTGTCTCAAATTTAAAAAAAATAATAAAGCAAATGCTTGGAGTTTAACTATACGTGATTATGAAAACATAATCCTTTTTATTAAAGAAATAGGGTTTAAGTTTGAAAATGCTGTTAAATGTGAAAAAGCAATAAAAAATAAAAAACCTATTTATAAATCATTTCTTGATAAATTTCCTTATAAAATAGCGAAAGATTTTCATGATGAAGTGCAGATCGAAATTAAAAATACGGGTACAATTTTTAAAAAAGCAGGGACAATCAGGGAACAAGTTATTAAAAAGAAACCATTAATGAGACAATCTTTTTCTGAAGTTAAAGACACAAAAACAGGAAATAAATATTTCAATTCTGTATTATTATGGGATGAAATTACTAAAATTGAATATTTAGGAAAAGAAAAAACGTATGATTTGACTGTTGAAAAACACCATAATTTTATAGCCGAAAATATATTAGTGCATAATACCTTTATGCTATTAGAATTTATGATGAGGGCATATTTACAAAAACGAAAAGTTGCATTTTTTCAGGCTGGTGACATGACTGAAAAGCAACAGATAATGCGAATATGTATTTACCTTGCAAAGCGTTCAAACCTTGAAAAATATTGTGGTGTAAAGTATATTCCAGTGCAGGATTGTGTAAAGAATCAAACTGATACCTGTAACAAAAAGATCAGGGAATGTAATTTTGGTATCTTTAATGAAGATGAACTTGAGGTAAGAACCAAAACCACAATGGAAAAATTGATTCAGGCGTATGAAGACAATCCAGCGTACAAACCATGTTATAATTGTGTTGAGTGGTATAAGAAAAAATTTGGTGCTGTATGGGTTAAAAAAGAAGAAATTAAAGTACCTTTGTCTGCAAAGGTGAGCAAAAAACTTGTAGAACGATTTTTTATTAAAACCAAAAGAAGTATTAAAATATCAACTCACGTGAACGGAACATTAACCATTTCAAAAATAAATTCAGTATTAAAAAGGTGGAAAACAGAAAATGATTTTGTGCCTGATATAATCCTTATTGATTACGGTGATTTGATTGTACCTGAAATACGTGGTGAATTCAGACATCAACAAAACGACATTTGGAAAAAGTTTCGTGGTCTGTCACAGGAAGGAGATTGTTTGGTGGTAGTGCCTACTCAGGCTGATTCTGAAAGCTATACTAAGGACAGGTTAGGGTTAAGTAACTTTAATGAGGATAAACGCAAATATGGGCACGTCACAGCCATGTATGGGCTTAATCAGGACGTAAGTGGCAGGGAAAAAGAAATTGGCATAATGCGTATTAACAAAATTGTAGTCCGTGAAGGTGATTTTCATGCCACACATGAAGTTAATGTTTTGCAAAGGTTAGAAATAGGAAGACCATTTTTAGGGTCATTCTTTTAAAAATAGGGTAAGTAGCTCAGTTGGTTAGAGCATCAGACCGATATTCTGAAGGTCGTAGGTTCGATGCCTACCTTACCCACAAAAAGGCAAGGAATACCAATGTTCGTAAGACTTGGGCGTTCTTTTAAATGTAATAGCAAATTTTTTCATACGTAGACAAAAATGGAAATATTCTTGAAAAATCCAAATTAAATTTCATGTTACTAATCCTTGCCTTTTTACTTTGAAAGTGCAGTTGCACCTAATATAAATTCTTTTATTAATCAAATTTTTAAAAATTTTGACAAATGGCAAAAAGTTTAACGAAAAAGGAACTTGTCAGTGCTTATAAAGAACTGGACAAGGAAATTGGGATTGAGCCCCCGATTGAGTATGATGAACTTTCTCTTGAAGAATTTGAGAAAGAACTCTATGACACAGTTACTGAACTTGTTGAGGAAGGTGACACATTCACAAAAGCTACTCAGGCTGTTTTTGATGCTTTAAATGCAAAGTATGGTGATGAAACTGAAGAAGAAGAAACTGAAGATGATGAACAGGAAGAAAATGAGGAAGATGATGAAGAAGAAACTGAAGATGAGGATGATGAGGAAGAAGTAGAAGACGATGAGGATGAGGACGATGAGGAAGAAGATTTGACAGCTTTAGTAAAAAGCACACCTAAAAGAGATGCTCTTTTAGCTTTGTTAAAAGAAAGGGATGAATTTAAAAAGGTTCGTAAAGCCCTTGCAAACGAAAAGAATGTATTTACTCTTAAAAAGCAAATGCTTAAAGCACTTGAAGGTGTAACACCTGTTGCTGAAGAAAAACCTGTTCAGAAAGGTAAAGTCACTGAAAAAGAAAAACCTGCAAAAAAGACAAAGGAAATTGTTGAAGAACCGGAAGAAGAAACCAATCCACTTATTGATGAAATCAATGAATTTGAAGATCGTGATGATTTACTTCTTTTTGTGAAGGAAAATAAAGAATCTTTTAAAGGGATTGTAACAAAGGATTTTCCAACATTTAAAAAATTGAAAGTGGCTTTGCTTGAACATCTCGGTGTAAAAACAAAGATTAAAGGAACACATATTGTAAAAAATCCTTGTACTCTTCCACGTAATGTTGGTGTAATTGCTACCATCAAGAAAATTCTTGAGGATGCCGGTAAAGAAGGAGTGTCACGACAGGATATTCTTAAAAAATTGGCTAAGAAATTCCCTGATCGCCCGACAGAAGGCATGATTAAAACTGTTACTGCACAAGTTCCGGGACAGCTTACTGTTCATGGTTTTGCCGTTATAAAGAACAAAGCTGGTTTATACGTAAAAAAGTAATTTTAATTGAACACCTATCTAATCATAGGTAGGTGTTCTTTTATTTTTGTATATGAAAATAAATAAAAGTGAATTAAAAAAGGCTTTAGAAACAGTAAAGCCGGGATTAGCAAACCGTGAATCATTTGATCAGGCAACTTCATTTGCTTTTACAAATGGTTGTGTGGTTACTTACAATGATGAAATTTCAATATCACACCCTATCAGTATTGATATTGAAGGAGCTGTACAAGCAGAAGAATTGTACAAATTTATTGCTAAAGCAAGTACTGATGAAATTGAAATTGAAACTACTGATGATTCGATTACATTAAAGAGTGGCAGGGCAAAGGCTGGTTTCTTACTTGCAAAGGAAATAAAATTACCACTGGAAGATGAAATTCTTAAAAAAGGTAAATGGACAGATTTGCCTGAAACATTCATTGTTTACTTACAATTTGCATCAATGAGTTGTTCGGTGAATTTAACTGATCCAAAACTAACTTGTGTTCATGTAAATAAAAAAGGATTCATTGAAAGTAGTGACAATCACAGAATTTTTCATTATGATTTTGAAAAACCATTTGGTTTTAAAACATTCTTGATTCCACAATCTTCGGTGAGGGTAATTACAAAATTAAACCCTGTTAAAATAACTGATGGTAAAGGATGGGTTCATTTTAAAAATTCTGAAGGCACTGTAATTTCATGCAGGACTTTTAATGAAGAATATGTTGATACATCACCATTTTTAAAATTAGCTAAAGGTGGGACAAAACTAACATTTCCTGAAACATTAAGTGAAATTCTTGATAGGGCTATAATTTTTACTGAAGAAGAAAAAGTAATCAACAGTAGTGTTGATATTGAAATTCAGAATAAGAAACTTGTAGTCAAAAGCAAATCTGAAACTGCATGGTTTGAGGAAAGTGCAAGAATTAAATACGAAGGTGAAACATTGACTTTCACTATTGTGAATTACTTGTTAAAGGATATTCTTTCTTTAACAAATGGGGGCAGTATATTTGAAAAGATTTTGTTTTTTAAAGGAGAGAATTGGGTGTACATAACATCTTTGAGATAATGTCCGGATTCTTTACAAGACAAGAAACTAAGTCCGCAGAACGTCCTGATGGTAAATTACAGACTTGCTATTCATGCGGTTTGTATAATAAGTGTGATTCACCAAAAATGAAACCTTTTGGTAATTTTAAAAAAGGCATTATGAATATTGGTGAAGCCCCCGGATTGGCTGAGGATAGGGTTGGAAAGCCGTTTCAAGGGCGTACAGGGCAATTACTTGAGCGTACCTATGCAAAGTTAGACATTGACTTATTTGAGGACTGTATTAATTTAAACGCTGTGAATTGCTGCCCTACTGACAAAGGTGGCAAAAACAGACCACCTACCAACATTGAATTGGATTGTTGCAGAAGAATTGTTTTGAATTACATAAATCAGTACAAACCAAAAATAATTGTTCTTTTAGGTAAATCAGCACTTTATTCAATAATTGGTAATCGTTGGAAAGGTGGATTGAACAGTATGACGGAATGGCGTGGGTGGACTATACCTGATCAAGATTTTGAATGTTGGGTTTGTCCTGCATTTCATCCGAGTTACGTTGAACGAATAGTTGATGATCAACCAGTTGTAAAACTTGTTTGGGAGCAGGATTTAAGGAATATTTTTAACAAATTAAAAGAACCTTTTGTAAAATATGTAAAACCTGAAATCACATTTTTAGAAGATTTAAAAGTGTTGAATGGAATTAAAAACGGGGATACCATAAGTTTTGATTATGAAACAACAGGTTTAAAACCACACGCAGATACTCATAGAATTGTTTGTTGTTCGGTAGCAATAAATGAAGATCAGGTGTATGTATTTGAAATGCCAAATAAAATTGAAAAAGCAAAACCTTTTATTGATGTATTAAAAAATGCAAAAATAAAGAAAATGGCCCACCACCTAAAATTTGAAGATAATTGGAGTTGGGAAATATTAGGTGCAAGAGTACGTGGTTGGAGTTGGGATTCAATGTTGGCTGCTCATATTCTTGATAATCGTGCTGGTATCACAGGATTGAAATTTCAAACCTATGTTAATTTTGGCATTGTAAGTTATGATGAAGCTGTAAAACCTTATTTACAAGCGGATGATAAAAATGCAAATAGTATGAATACAGTTTTGGAATTGGTTAAAAAACCAAAAGGGAAAATTCAATTAATGGAATACTGTGCAATGGATTCAATTTTTGAGTTTAGGCTCGCCATGAAACAAATGAAAGAATTTGAACTGCAAACTTTACCTTTTTGACTATGGCAGATATATTAGACGCATATAAATTATTTCATGAAGGTGCTCAGGTTCTTTCAAGGATGGAACAAGCTGGTTTACGGATTGATCTTGATTACATTGCTGATAAAAAGAAATGGATTAATCAGGAAATTATAAATGTTGAAAATCAATTTTTATCAAGCAAATTAGGTAGGGAATGGAGAAAATCTTCAAAAACAAAAATTAATATTTATAGTGGTGATCAGTTAGGTTATTTCCTTTATACGGTAAAAGGTATTAAACCACCAAAGTTTACCAAAACTGAAAAGGGTAGTACAGATGAAGAAGCATTACAGCAATTAGAATTACCTGATTTACACCATTTATTACGAATTAAGAAACTTAAAAAGATAAAAGATTATCTTGATATTTTTGAAAGGGAAACTGTTGATGGATATATTCATCCATTTTATCATTTGCATTTGGTAACTACTTATCGTTCATCAAGTTCAAATCCTAATTGGCAGAATATACCTAAAAGAGATAAAGAGGCTATGGATATAATTCGTAAAGCAATTTATCCACGTCCCGGACATCAATTAGTAGAAATTGATTTCAAACAATTAGAAGTGCGTATAGCCGCAACATATTGTGAAGATCAAAAACTTATACATGATGTTCTTGAAGGTGATATGCACAGGGATATGGCTTGTGAAATATTCAAAATTAAAAATTATAATCCTGAAGATAAAACACATAAAGTTTTAAGGAATGCTGCAAAAAATGGTTTTGTATTTCCTGAATTTTACGGTGATTTTTATAAAAATTGTGCTGTAAACCTTGCTTATAATTGGGGACAATTATCCAAAATAAATAACTGGAAAAAAGGACAAGGTATTGAATTTGAAAAAGGGTATTTATCAGACCATTTAATTGCAAATGGATTTAAAAACCTGTGGCAATTTACAGAACATCTTAAAGATATTGAATATATGTTCTGGAATAGAAGGTACAAGACATACACTAAATGGAAAGAATCATGGTGGCAGGAATATCAGCGCAGTGGTTATTTTGAATCTAAAACAGGATTTGTTTACAGAGGTGTAATGAATAGAAAAGAAGCTATTAATTACCCAATTCAGGGATGCTTGCAAGGTAAAAGCAAAATTTTAACTAATAAAGGATTAATTCCAATTAAGGATTTATATGGGAAATCTACTCTTGTATGGACTGGGTTTAAGTGGGCTGAAGCAGTGGGAATGCAAATGGGTAAGTGTCAATTAGCTAAAATTGAACTATCATCAGGTTTGACTATTAATTGTGATACAAGACACAAATTAAAAAATGAACTGAATGAATGGATTGATTTTAAGGATTTAAAAATTGGTTCTTACGTTGCTTTACCTAAAATTGATAAGATTATTCCCGCATCTGTAAATATGAACTGGCATTTCATTTATGGTTTTCTTATAGGTGATGGGTATCTATTTCATAGGGAAGCTATTAGTAAAACAACAAATGATAGAAAAGGAATATCAATAACTGTTGGAAAAGTAAAAAAGGATATTTTAATATCTATTAGGGAATTTTTCAAAAATAAAGGATATAAAGTTAATTATCACATATCAAGATTTCCAGAAAGCAATAGAGCTAATAAATACACAATACTTATAGAAAAAAAGAAATTAGTAAACTATTTAGAAAATATAGGTTTTATTTTTGGTAAAAATGCTCACACAAAAAGAATACCAGAATCAATATGGGCTTCTACTGAACAAGAAAAACGTGATTTTCTTGAAGGTTTATGGTTATCTGATGGTTCCCGTGGAAAATGGAGTAAAAGAGATTTACACATGTGTAACGAACCATTATTAAAAGAAGTTCAAATTTTAGCATCAAGTCTTGGTTTTGATTCTTGTTTACGAAAAACATCTTGTGGATTTAAACTATCTTTTTATTGGAAAGAGTTTAATAGAAAACCAAATAGAAAAGTTCCAAGAACTACCATTGATTTAGCTACTAAAAATACACAGTTTATATGGAATTTACAAAATAATGAGGAAATAACAGAAAAAAGATGTTTTAATTCAGGAAAAGCAATTTCACAATATGTAGGGGAAAGGATTATAAACAAATTTAATCCAAATTTTGAAATTTATAGGTATGATACAATTAAGAATATCACAATTTTAGATAAAGAAGCAAAAACTTACACAATGGCCGTTAATGAACCTTTACATCAATTTGTTGCTGATGGAGTTATTACAAAAAATTCTGCATTTCATTGTTTGTTGTGGAGTTTGATTGAAGGTATGAAAGCACAAAAAGCTGAACATTGGGATTCAAAAATAGTTGGGCAAATACATGATGCAATTATAATTGATGCAAATCCTCAAGAAATAGAACATATTGTCAATGTTATGAAATGTATAATGTGCCACGATTTACAGGTTACGTGGAAATGGATCAATATTCCTTTAGATATTGATATTGAAATCTGTGATATAGATAAAAGTTGGGCTGAAAAGAAAAGTTATGTTGCATAAAACCATTGTTTGTAAAAAACCACACATTGAGATAATTCTTGCAGATTGCACAGAATTAATGTTAGGAATGTCTATTAAAGAATATGATCTTGCTATTGTTGATCCACCATACGGTATAGGAATTACTGGAGATATGATTTCAAAAAGAAGTAAGAAAAAAATAAGTCACAGAAGTAGAAATGTTTATAAACCTGTTGAAGTTATTCATTATACTAAAAAAAAGTGGGATGTCAAACCAAATAAAGAATATTGGGAAGAATTATTTAGGATTAGTAAAAATCAAATTGTGTGGGGTGGAAATCATTTTGAACTTCCATTAAGTACTGGTTGGGTTTTTTGGGATAAGGTGATGCCAAAAGAAGCAAATTTCTCAGATGGGGAATTAGCATGGACATCTTTTAAGAAAGGGATAAGCAAAATTGTATTTCCGTGGGCCGGTTTTGTTAAAGGTGAAACAACTACAAGGATACATCCTACACAAAAGCCAATAGGTCTTTACGAATGGTTGATTAGAAAATATGCAAAAGAAGGAGATAAAATTATTGATACTCATTTAGGATCAGGTAGTTCTTGTATTGCAGCTTATAAATACAATCACTCATTCACAGGTATTGAAGCGGATGAAGAATATTATGAAAAAGCAATTAAAAGGATTGAAAAATTCATAAAGAATTATCAGAAGCCTATTTTTAATTTAAGAACATTACATTAAAAATTAATTATTATGAAATTAAGTGAATCTGCTTCGGCATTAGAAAAAATGGACAAAATTTCAAAATCTGTAAAAGATGAAAAGAGTAAGAACAAAAAAAGTAAAAAGAGAAAGAAGAAAGAACAGTGATCCTTTTGCAGATCGTTGTGAAAACCCTTATGATCTTTTGAATGAGTTTTTAACTAACAGAAGAATGTATATTAAAAAACATTACACTGAAAACAATCAAATTGTATTATTTGAATTAGATTTATACCAGAGTGTATTAAATAGAATTAAACAAAAGTTTACTTAACCTTTAAAAAATGTAATTATGAACGAAGAATTAAAAAGTGGATGGTGTTCTGAATTTGGAATGCCACCAGAAGAAGTAATGTTTAACGAATTAAAAAGCAAATTAATTCGTGCACTGACAGAAAATGCAAAGAATTCAACAATCCTACCTACTGTGTTTGGTTTGTCAGAAGTAGATGCTGACAAAATCACTCAAAGTGTTAAAAAAGTATTTATTGAACTTTGTGACAATCCTGATAATAGCACCAAAACAAAAGATTTGACCAAAGTATTTGAAAATGTATCTACTATTAATGAGCTTGTTTATGCAACAATGCTGTACAGTTCAGTATTGGAACGTTTTGCAAAGGATGATAAAGATACAAGCAAAGATTTGTTGAATTTATTACTTCTAACAAAACTGTTAAAATGAGTTTGTATCTAAAACACAGACCAAAAAACCTATCTGAAATAGTTGGTAATAAAGAGATTACCTCTACCTTGAAAGGAATGTTAAAAGACAAAGAAACATTCCCACACACTTTTTTATTCTACGGTGAAACGGGTTGCGGGAAGACCACTTTTGCCAGAATAATAGCCAAAGAATTAGGCTGTGCCGAAACAAACATTGTTGAAGTTGACACAGCCCAATTCAGAGGAATTGACACAGTACGTGAATTGCGTAAAAATGCTATGTTTACACCTTTGGGTGGTGGCATCAAAGTTTATATTCTTGATGAAATTCACAAAGCAACAGGTGATGCTCAAAATGCTTTGTTAAAGATTCTTGAAGATACACCAAACCATGTGTATTTTATTCTTTGTACCACTGACCCACAAAGTTTGTTGCCTACAATTAAAGGGCGTTGTTCACAATTTCAGGTTCAATTACTGGACGATGATGAAATGTTAAGTTTACTAACTAACATTACTACATTGGAAAATGATAAATTAGAATCTGAAATTTATGATCAAATTATTTTAGACAGTCAAGGGCATCCACGAAACGCTTTACAGATTCTTGAACAGGTCTTAAAAACACCACCTAAGCGAAGATTAGTCATAGCTAAACAAACAGCCGTTCAACAAAGTGAAAGCATAGCTTTATGCAGGGCTTTGATTAAAGGTGAAAGCTGGACTAAAGTGAAAGATATTTTACAGGGATTAAAAGGGCAAGACCCGGAAGGAATTCGCAGGGCAGTTTTAGGGTATGCTACAAGTGTTCTTCTGAATAAGGATGATGAACGTGCAGGGTTGATTTTGGAAGAATTTATGGAACCTACCTATAATGCAGGTTTTCCAATGATTGTGTATGCTTCATATTCTGTGACAAAAAATTAATATGGAAAATATTGAAGTAGCAAACAACAAAGTTTGGGTTACTGTTTCAATAAATTTGAATTTGACTAACTATGAAAATGTAAAAGTTGATAGTGGTTATTCAAAAACAATTACTGAAAAGGAAAATCCTATTGATCTGATAGAAGAAATGCAAGATGAAATTGCTGAATTAGTAATGATGAAAGCTAAACAAATCAAAAAAGAATATTCTAAACACAAAAGATTAAGATGAACAAAGAATTATCAAAGATTGCAGATAACTTCTGTCCAAAAAGTTCAGATGATGATGCCCCATTTCCAAACTATTCTGATTCTGATATTTGGAATGAAGGATTCTTAAAAGGTATTGAAATTGCCACAAAAGTAATGATTGGTGATTTTAGTAATCAAACTCAGAAATGGCTTGTAGAAGCATTTAAAGTAAAATTTAATAAACTTAAATAATTTAAAAATGAATTACGAAAAAGATGTACACATTGACGAAACAAGTCTTGACGTAGAATTGCTCGAACAAGCACCATTGGCTATTCGTTATGGGCAGTACTGGTCTGAATGTAAGGAAGAATTTGTAAGGGCTGAAGAAAATGTAAAAATGGTTGTGGCAAATTTGACTCTTGAAATTAACAAAGACCCTGAAACATTTTTAGGTGAAGGTGTGAAGGTCACTGATGTAAAAATAGAATCTGCTGTCAGAACACACCCTGATTATATTGATGCAAAAGAAAGATGGATTAAAGCTATGCGTGTTATGAATGATGCTGAAATCGTTAAAAATGAAATCAGCTTTACACGCAAAACTGCACTTGAAAACCTTGTTCAATTACACGGACAAAACTATTTTGCTGGTCCAAAAGTACCACGCAATTTAGCTAAAGAACGCTATAACAGGCAAAAGGATAGAATTGATAGTAATAAAAGAGTTAGGTTAAACAAAAATTAATTTACATTATGAAAAAAAGTAAAGGAAGTTCCTTTAGGGGAAAAACAAGAAGAAATGCTGAAAATTCACGCAAAAGAGGTGGATTAAACTACTTAAAATTGCCTGATGGTGTTGATTTATTCACACCTGACATGGACAGTAAAGTTGATATGGATATTATGCCATATACTGTATCTGACAAACATCACCCTGACAGGGATACTGAAAGTGAAATAGCTATTGAAGGTACATTGTGGTATAAAAGACCATTTACAATACACCGTAATATAGGTGCAAAGAATGATCAGGTTGTGTGCCCTGCCACAATAGGTAAAAAATGTCCTATTTGTGAATACAGGGATAAACTGCGTAAGGAAGATGGTGATGAAGAAACAATACGCAGTCTGGCTCAGAGTGATAAAGTTATGTATGCTGTAATCATTAAGAATAATAAAAGAATTGATGATCAAAAAGTCCATTTGTTTGTTTTTTCAGATTACTTATTCCAAAAAAGATTTGAAGAACAATTAAAAGATGATGAAAAATTTGAAATATTTCCTGATCATCAGGAAGGCTATACTTTAAGAGTACGCTTTGCAGAAAATAATATTGGCACTAACAAATTTGCTGATCCAACAAGATTTGATTTTGTAGATCGTAAAGAACAGTATGATGATAGTATTCTTGAAGAAGTGCCTGACCTTGATAATTTGCTTGTTATTTTGGATTACAAAGACTTGAAAGCAAAGTTCCTTGAAGGTATTTCTGACGAAGATGTGGAAGATGATGATGTTGAGGAAGAAGAAGATGAAAAACCTGCTAAAAGAACACAAAGATCAAAACCACAATCAAAGCGTAAAATAGAAGAAGATGATGAGGAGGAAGATGAGGAAGAAGAAGATGATGAGGAGGAAGATGAGGAAGAAGAAGATGAAAAACCTGCTCGTCAAAGAAAAAGAAAAGCCATAAACAATCCTGAACCTAAAGGTAAATCTAAAAAGCCACTTGAATGTCCTGAAGGGCATAAATTTGGTAAGGATGCCGATAAGTTTGATGATTGTGAGGATTGTGCTGTTTGGAATGAATGTTATGCTGAAAAGAAAAAATCTAAGAAGTAATGGCATTACTAAAAAAACACGCTAAAGAAATCAATAGGAAAGACACTGCTTTTGTCGGTATAAGGGTATCCGATGAGGTAGGGTCTTTCCTTACCCTTTATAGCCTTGCTATGGGTATCACCAAATCAAGTATAATAACTGATTTACTTGATACTTGGATGGAAGAACAGGAAATTGATGAAGAAAAGTTGTATGATGAAATTGTTGAACGATCATGGGAAGCATGGAAAAATTTACCAAAAAAGCATACAACTTTTTACGGTTATTGTAATATGTTGCGTACTGAATTTAAGTTCAGAGGCATAGCTCCGGAAGTGATTGATATAATTGTTAAAAAATTAATCAATGCAAAAAAGATCAAGGACGAAGCCTAAAGAAGAAGATTTAGGGAAACAGATTAAAAACCATGCCAATACGAAACCTAAAAAGAAAAAACAATATGATGGCACTACTGAAGTTATGATTTCAACTGGTTCTACTTTACTTGATTTAGCCATAAGTGGTGGGCGTATTCGTGGTGGCGGTATTCCTTTAGGTATTTTGGTTGAGATATTCGGTCCATCGGGCGCAGGAAAAACGGTTCTGCTTTGTGAAATTGCTGGTGATGTGCAACGCAAGGAAGGGGATATTATATTTAATGATCCAGAAGCACGATTGAATAAACAATTCGCACAAATGTTTGATGTACGTTTTGACCAAATGGATTATTTAACACCAGATACTGTGACTGAAGTATTTCAGGCAGTACGAACATGGCAACCAAAAGGTAAGTCAGTAAACGGAATTTTTGCAGATTCATTGGCCGCCTTATCAACTGATATGGAAATGGATAGCAAAGATGGTGATAAAATGGGTATGCGTAGGGCTAAAGAATTTAGTGAAGAACTACGAAAAACCTGTCGAATATTGGCTAAGAATAACTGGATAATGGTATGTTCTAATCAGGTTCGTATCAATATGGATGCAGGAATGTATGGACAAAAATATACTACCCCCGGTGGAATGGGTGTCGGATTTTATTCATCTTTACGTTTAAGAGTAGGCAATCCTGAAAAGATTAAAGTAAAGCAAAAAGTTGTTGGTAAAGAAGTTACAAGGGTTATAGGTGTTGAAACGCAAATTGAAGTATTTAAAAGTTCTGTTTGGAAACCATTTCATACTGCTCCGGTTTATATTCTGTTTGATTATGGCATTGATGATATTAGGGCAAATCTTCAGTTTATAAAGGATTTTACTAAGAATTCACAATACATGGTGAATGATACGGTTCTATCAAATTCTATGAATGAAGCAATACGAATTGTAGAAAGCTCAGGATTAGAAGATGCTTTAAAAAATCAGGTAATTGATTTATGGGAAGCTATTGAAAGCAAATTTGGTATTGAACGTAAACCAAAAACAAGATAAATTATGGGAACGCCAAGTGATATAAAAAGCCGTCCAAATTTTGATTTTAAAAGAAATCTAAGGACACAAACACCAAAGTTTTATGATGGGTGGGATGAAAAAAGAGTTGTTGAGGAATACATACGAATTGTAAATCATGAAAGTAAACTTTCAAGAAAAGAACGTGATTTAGTTATTAAAATGTTTGAAAAAATAAGAAATGGTAAGAGTACGGTTGGACAAACACCTGACAATACTAACGAATGACCCTTCATTTACAGCTTGGGGATATGTTGTGATTAAAGGTGATGAAATACTTGAATGTGATTGCATTAAAACTGCACCGGATCATAAGAAAAAACGTATTCGTAAATCTGATGATACGGTACGAAGAATACAAGATATTAACATTCGTTTACTACAAATTGTTAATAAGTATTCCGTGGATTATATTCTATCTGAATTACCTCATGGCAGTCAGAATGCACAGGCAGCTTTAATGATGGGTGCAGTGCCCGGAATGTTACAAATGCTATCTGATTGTTTACAAATACCTATTGAATGGTATTCTGAAATGGATTCTAAAAAAGCATTGTTAGGCAAAAAGTCTGCTACAAAACAAGAAACTATTGATAAAGTCAAGGAATTATTCCCTGCTTTAAAATGGAAAAAAGTTAAGTATGTTGATGAAGCTGTTGCTGATGCTATGTCTATTTATTATACAGCTTTAAAACTTTCACCAACTTTTAAATTATTGAAATGACAGATTTAGAAATTATAATAGATATAGGAATCATGGCTATTGCTATACTTGTTCTTTACCATGAACATGAATTAAAAACACTTAAAAAGAAAATTGAAGAATTAGAAAAAGAAATCATGTGTCACAAATCGAAGTTACACCAATAAAAAGAATAAGGAAAAATGGATGAAATTACTCAAATATGGTTTGCATTATCTGTTTCAGCTGCTGTCATATTTATACTATGTTTAGTAGTTCGTCATTTAGATAAAAGAATAACCAGATTAGAAAAAATGCACGAGGATGTATCACATTAAAGAAAACGGTAAATTACTTTGTGAAAAGAAACTCACAAAAAGTGATGTTTTTATTTCAATGACTGCTGCCAGTAGGACTACATTTACTCAATGCTGTCCAATATGTCAAAAACGGTATATGGAATTACTTAATAAAATGGTATTTTTAACAATCAAAAAAGATGAGAACAATTTATAAATACCCTATTGAAGTTGTAGATGAACAAATCGTAAAAATGCCTCAATTTTCTAAAATACTCACAGTTCAACTTCAAAGAAATCATGTTTGTATTTGGGCAGAGGTAGAAACAGATGAACCTATTGTTGATTACGAATTGTTTATATTTGGAACAGGACATGAAATTCCACCTTACCTCAAAAAAAGGTACATAGGTACATTCCAACTATTAGGTGGTGATTTAGTATTTCATTTATATGAAAAATTAAAAACATGACTGACGAATTTATTCTTGAGCACTTAAAAAAGTGGGTTCCTTTGTTTTATGGCAAGGATAAGAAACCGTTTGCACACAAAGATGGTGATTACTATTGTTTTGGTTTTTATCCTAATGTACTTAACAGAATATCAAAACCAGTAGCAACATTCCTTGTTTGTGGTCACTCTGATTTTATGAAATATTTGAAAAGTAAAGAAGAACCAATTAAAAGAGTAAGAACAAAATGACAAAAGAAGAATTAAATGCCAATGTCTCTGAATACCAAAAAGAGTATGAATGGCTTAAAGACGAGACAAAATTAACTGTTAATGAATTAAGTAAAAGTACTATTTGGGTGACTGATGCTGTTGTATTCATGCGACAATACGCTGAGTCCGTTGCACGTGAAGCCTTCCAACAAGGCAAGGATTACAAGATGGGTGAGTACTTGAAAGATGGGAAATTAATTTCATCATATTATGATTTTGATCAGTGGTTTAATAATTTTATGAAAAATGAAAATGACACAGAAAGAAATTAAACAGGCTGCAAAAGAATATCATTATTATGAAACAAATTTGGAATCAACCTTTATTGCCGGAGCCAACTTTGTCAACGAAAGACAACCATACACGGCTAAGGATATGGTGCAGTTTCATATGTGGATGGAAACCTTTGGACATAACTACATTAGGAAAATTGCAAAGCATGTTGTACAGAACGATGAACTTTTGAAACTATGGGAGAAAAGTAAATGAAAACAAGTGACGTTAAATGCAACAGAGAATACGATTACAAAGGTGAAAAAGTAACTGTTTTGCATAGAATATACGGAGATGAAACCAAGAGTAAAAATATGCAAAGTGGTCAACTGTTTACTGGATATAAAAGAGAGCAAAAGAGATTTGAACTTTCAAATGGTAAAATTGTATTTGCTAATTCTTTAAAAACTTTGGGAGGAAAACAAATGAGCAATAATTCACCTGCTGATCAAAATAGTACTGGATCATACACATTTAATCCAAATGAAAGAAGTTGGGGTGATCTACCGGAAGAACATAGGTTAAAATGGACAGACTCCGATATGCAGGAGTTTGCGGAGTGGTGTGCTATAAACGAATGGGAGTATTTAAAAGAAAGGAAAATGTGGTACAATAATTTCACAGAATATTTTGATGGGTTAAAGACAACTGCTCAACTTTTGCAGGAATTTAAAGCATGGAAGGAGGCTACAAATGAATACTGACAATTATGCAATATTAATGCTCACTTCAAAATTCTTAGAACTAAGATTGAAATATAAAAATTTCAGGCTTGAAATGGCTGAGTACCCAAACCAATATACTGATGATGCAATGCGACAAGCTGAACAAATGATTAAAGATTTAGAAGAAGCACTTCAAACATTAAAAGTTAAGGAGGCGAACAAATGAATCCACATTGGAGAGAGTGGTGTAAATCGTGCAATAAACATCACATAGTTAAAATGCAACCATGTCCTTCTTGCGGAGTACACGAAACTCCACAACCCGTTAGTGACAAAGTGTATGAAAAATGTAGGGCATATTATGAATGTGATGGATGTGAAGCATATAGAGATCATTTAAGATAGGAGGCTAACAATGGAATTGATAGACAAAGCAGGAACATTTTCTGCCTTACAGATCATAGAACAATTAAAAGCAGATTTATTCCGGATGCAACAAGACATTGATACTTTAGAGAAATTGCTTAAAGGAGAAGGAAACTTAAATCAGGAGGAACAGAAATGATTTGGATAAATTTTGGAAAATGGAGTAGGGCGGGAATTGGAAAATTTACTTACCGCAGAATCTACATTAAAGGGTACAAATGGACACCTTTTGTTATTGTGAAATTTAGAAAATACATTTACCATTAAGGAGGAACAGAAATGACAGCTTACGACTATTGGTTTAAAAAGTTTGGTGAGCCACCAAAATACGACCTTGAAAAACTCGCCGTTTCTATGATGGCTGAATATGGCAGGGAACAATACAATCAGGCTTTGGAAGATGTAAAAGGACTATGTAAATTTTCGCCGCTACATGGTGTTAATCCTGCATTTGCACCTCTTGATGAACTGCATTTTGATCTTGATTTGTATATCATAGAAAAGAAAGAACTTGAAATACTTACAAAGAAATGACAGCAAAGGAATTTTTGGAATCAAAAAGAGGAAAGATGTTTTTAATAACAAAAGAAACACTATCCCTATTTGAAGAATACGGTAAACTACAATGGAATATGGCTATTGATGAAGTTGCTAAAAGTGTTAAAGAGAAGTATGATTATCAATGCGATGAATGGTATGTAGATCAAGAATCAATCTTAAAATTAAAGAAATGAAAAAAGTAAAAATTGAAATGGGGGAACCAAATAATGAGGAAAGAACAAAAATTGAAGTACCTGAAAATCCATACCTTCATCCAGCTTATGATATGGAAAACTTCATGCAACATGGATTAGTGGCAAGTCAGAAAAGGTTGTTCATAGCTACAATGGCTATGAATGGAATAATGAGTAATCCTACTATTGATTTTAAAGTGAATACACCAAAAATGATTGTTGAATCTGCTTATACAATAGCTGATGAAATGTTGAAATATGAACAAACAATACCGTGAAAATGGCTATTATTGGGTACGAATAAAACGTACTAAGATTTGGATTATTGCCAAATGGATGCAATCCTACCAATGGTGGGTGACTATGAATATAGAGAATGATATAAGAGGTGGATTTGACATGGTTGATGAAAGAAGAATTATCAAATCAAAAGAACCTAAAATTAAAAGAATAAGGAGAAATAAAAATGAAGATAAAGTACCAAAACGAACAAGAAGAAATAGAAGTAGAATGTGAAAGAGTGTTTATCACTCAAGACAATGTGACATTGATAATTCAAGAATCAATAAGTAAAGATTACTTGTTTGAAGTTACAAAATTTCATCCTTGGCCAGGAAGAATAGAAATACAACCAATCACAACCTGTGTAATTAAAATAAAATGAAAAACCAAAAAATAACAGAATGGTGGGATGGTGCAACTTTATTGCCTGATTTATTAACAAGAATAGTAAATGATGGAAATAAAATAATCCATGTAATACCTACTCTATACACTCTTGAAAGAAATATATTTGGGCAAAACGTACAACTTTTAGTAAAAGCCATTATTATTTATGAAGAACCTGATAAAAAATGATTAAAGAACTCAAGATAAGGAATTTTCAGTCACATAAAAACACCACACTGAATTTTGATCCGGGTGTAAATGTGATTGTAGGTGCAACAGATGTAGGTAAATCTGCAATTATTCGTGCTTTGCGATGGGTAGTTTGGAACAGACCGAGTGGTGATTCATTCCGTTCTAATTGGGATGGCACAACCAAAGTTGGTGTATTGACAGATTCACATGGAGTAGTACGAATAAAAAGTGATTCTGAAAACAAATATGTGTTGAACGATTCTGAAGATTCAAAAGAATTTAAAGCATTGGGAACTGGCGTGCCTGATGAAATAAACAATGCTTTATCTTTGAATGAAGTAAATCTTCAACAACAACATGATAAACCATTCTTATTAAGTGATACACCCGGACAGATTGCTTCATTTTTCAATAAAGTTGCAGGAATTGATTTGATTGATAAAGGCATTAAGAATGTTCAAAAAGAAATACGCTCTACCACAAAAGAAATTGAAGTACTTTCGACTGTATTATCAGATAAAAAGAAAGATTTAAAAACTTTTATAGATACTGAAAAAATAGAAAATGAAATTGTTGTTTTAGAAAAACTGGAACAAAAACTATCTTCTACTATTTCTGATCATAACAAACTTGCTGATTTGTTTGAAAAGTTAGAAGATATTGAACTTAAAATGGAAGAATCAAACCATATTCTTAAACTTGAAAGTAAAGTGAATGGTGTTTTAAAGAATATTGAAAAGAGAAATTCAGTACAAGAAAAGTTGTATAAACTAAAAACATTGATTTTAAGTATTGGTGATAAAGATAAAAAAATCAAATCAACAAGGAAATTAATTAATAGTGGTAAAGTAATAGATACAATTACCCAAAAAATAGCCCGTAAAACCGCACTACAAGCCCAAATTGGCACTTTAAGCGGTTTGTTGGGTAAATATATGGTTAATACCACTAACACGGCTAAATTGCAAGTTGAAATTGCAACAAAGCAAAAGTTATTTGATTCAAATATGAGAATTTGTCCTCTATGTGGAACCAAATTAAAATAACAATATGATGGAAAAAATCATAATAAAATATGCAGATGCAAAAACTGAGGTAAAAGAAGATGAAAAGAATTTTCTCATTGAAGGAACCACAGAACCAATAGGCAGTTTTAGAACTGTCACTACTATTGTGGAAGGAAAAGGTTTTGTAAATGAAGAAGAAAAAGCATTTAAAATAATTTATACGATGATATATGATTTTATGACCCCAAAATCAAAAGCAACTTTATTTATTGATAATAAAGAATATAATTTGATTTCAATGGGTATAGAACATCCAAAACAATTTTTACTTGATAGTTGTTTGCCAGATTCTTTAGTTCAAGAAAATAATATTAAAACATTAACATTAGAAATAGAATGAAAAAGAGAAGAATATGGAAGTATATTCCAGAATATGAAGGAATGTATAAAATTTCTATTTATGGTGATGTTAAAAGTGTCAAAAGAAAAGTGTTTAATTCTTTAATTTCTAAAAGGACAGTAAAAGAACGTATTTTAAAACCAGCAAAAAATAACGAAGAAAAAGGGTATTTTTTTGTTAATTTATCTAAAAATAACAAAACAAAACAAATTTTTGTTCATAAACTTGTTGCTATAACATTTTTAAAATATAACCCTAATAATAGAAAAATAGTAATTGATCATAAAGATGCTAATAAAGAAAATAATTCATTAAGTAATATACAAATTATTACAAATAGGGAAAATATAACAAAAGATTTGTTAATAGGATCATCCAAATATGTAGGTGTACATTGGAATAAAAGAAAAAATAATTGGATGAGCAGAATATATATCAATGGTACAAGAAAATACTTAGGGAGTTTTAAAAATGAAAAAGATGCTGCAATAGCTTATCAAAAAGAATTAATAAAAGTAAAATATGAATAATAAAGCTGATGCAATATTTATTGCTGACCTTCATCTTCGATTGGATACTCCAGTTTGTAGAACAGATAATTTTGAACAAACACAATGGGGCAAATTAGATTTTATATCTAATTTACAGAAAAAGAATAATTGTCCTGTAATTTGTTCAGGTGACTTACTGCACGTATGGAAAGCAAGCCCTGAATTATTATCTAAAATCATAGAACATTTACCAAAAGATTTTTTTACAGTTATTGGGAACCATGATTTGCCATCACATAATCTTGAACTTTTATATAAAAGTGGTGTATATACTTTATCAGTAGGTGATCATTTGAATATATTAAAAGGAACTCATTGGAATCAAGAGCCTGATCCAAATTGCTTTTTTGAAATTAAAAATAAAAAAATATTAGTTTGGCACACAATGACTTGGAAAGATGTATTACCTTATTATGGATGCACTTCAATAACAGCAAAAGCAATATTAAAACGATTTCCTGAATATTCCACAATAATCACAGGTGACAACCATCAAACCTTTGTTGAAGAATACAAAGGCAGAATACTTGTGAACCCAGGAAGTATCACACGTCAATCCGCAAAACAAATTGACCATAAACCTTGTGTATTCCTGTGGTACGCTGAAACAAATACTGTTGAACAGGTGTTTTTGCCAATCGAAGAAGGTGTAATTAGCCGTGAGCATATTGAAATTGAAGAAAAACGGAATGAACGAATTGATGCTTTTATTTCAGGACTTAACATTAATTGGGAACATGGTGTGTCATTCAAGGCAAATCTTTTAAAATTCTACGAAAAGAATAAAGTTGAAAAAGATATTAAAGAATTAGTACAAAAATTTATTGAAGAATGAAAGAAAAAGAATTACTTGAACTAAAACAAGAAATTGATCATGCAAAAGAAGAATCTTTAAAATTGCAAGGTCAAAAAAATGCTTTGTTACAACAATTAAAAGATGAGTATCAATGTTCATCCGTTGAACAAGCTGAAAAGTTGCTTGAAAGATTACAGGGGGAATATTCTAAACTTACTTCTGAAATAGAAGAAGGTATTAAAAAAGTTGAAAAAGAATATTTTGCTGAAGATGAAGACGAATGATTTAAGAAATAAGTTAGAACGTCTTAAAGGCAGGAAAATAGAATTAGAAAATTCTATTGTAGAATTACGTGGCAAAGTTCGTAAAACTAAAATGCAACTTGAACAACTTGAAAAAGCAAGGGAAATTATTCGTACTGTGGGATTAATGACTCAACAAGAATTACAATATCATATTTCTGATATAACTTCACTTGCTTTAGAAAGTGTATTTAAAGAACCTTACAAATTATTATTAGAATTTGTAGAACGAAGAAACAAAACAGAATGTGATATTGTGTTTGAAAAAGATGGTGAAAAATTTGCACCTATTGACTCTGCCGGTGGTGGCGTGGTTGATGTGGCTTCTTTTGCATTAAGAATAGCAAGTTGGTCTATGGCAATAGCTAACAAAAGCCATGTTATTATTCTTGATGAACCAATGCGTTTTGTAAGTGCTGAGTACCAAGAGAACGCTTCTGAAATGATAAAAGAAATTTCACAAAAACTGAAAATTCAATTTATCATTGTCACCCATAATTCTACACTTGCTTCTTATGCTGATAAAACATTTGAAGTTTCAATTAAAAAAGGTATTTCAAAAGTAAAAGAATCTTAAAATGAAAACAAAATTTATTCTTATTGAAGTAACGGAAAAAGAAGAAGGGCAATCAATTCATATTGACATTGAAGGTCTTTCAGACATAGAAGTCATAGGACTTCTAACACATTACAGGAATGTGATACAAGAACAGGCATTAGGTAAATTAAGACTTAAAACAAATGAAAAAAGAAAATAACAAATATTTTGTACCTTTATTTTTTGGTGCAATTCTCTTATTTTGGATAATATCAATATTATTAATCATAATCATATAAATATGGAACATTATTTATTCTCTACCGCAAGATTTGAAATACACCGTAAAAAGGAAAGAAGGTGGTTTGATTTTGTATTTTGGTACTCATTACAAACCTTATTATTCCTTCATATACTTCTTTACGGTTGGTGCTTAACATTGTTTGCAGAAGTATTAAACAAATAAATTTATGAACAATAAACAATTTATTGAAAAATGGTTACAATTTAAAGAAAGTGGTGAACTGTGGTTAGATGTAAATCAAGATTTGAATAAGATGAAGGCAAGAGGGTGTATTATTCAATTCTTTATCATACTTATTCTTTCATGGCTTTTTGCCGGTATTATTTTAATGATTGATAAAATATTAAGATGAACACAAGAGTACAAAGTATAATTTTAGAGGCAATTCAAAAAATAGTAGAAGAAACTGGTGTATCACCAAATGTTGATATCAAGACTACCAAAGTGTATAAACGGCTTTGGGGAATGGAAACAAACAATGTATTACATTCACAACTTGAAATAAATATTAAAATAGAAGACAATGACAAAGTATCAAAAACTAATGGAAATCATTCGGGACTTGAGGTATCTTCAGAAGGCATCAAAGTCAATGGAAGACGAAGAACTATTGGCACAACTATGGGAAATGGAGAGTAGTATTGATGTTATTATTGCTAACTATTTCCAAAGTAAAAATCGACCAGTTAAGATACTGGAATACAAATCATTACTTACAAAACCTTTAAATGAAAAGAAAAAATGGTGGCAATTATTTTGATAATATTATTGATTGTATTTGTGGTAATAGCAATAATTTCAATAAGTGCATATAAAGAATTTGCAAAAACTATAACAGAAATAGAACTAATGGAAGAAAGTAAAGACAATGAAATGTTATGAACAGGTGGGACTACTTGATAAGAATAAAGTCTATTGAATTATTAGAGACACACGATAAGGAAGAATCACGTAAGATTTGTAAAGAAAATATTCAAGAATATAAAGATAAAGCAAGTGAAAGTGGTTTTACATTATTGTTTTGTCTTGATATGGCAAGGGTTAAACTTTCAAGGAAGTTTAAAAATAATAAAGAATTGCAGAAACAACTTTATTCTTATAATGAACAAATGTTATTTTGGTTAGGAGTTTTAAATTTAATCAATAAAAGTAAATAAATTATGAGTATCTTAATTAATGAAAATGCTTTACGCATGGCTTACCTGCAAGAAACGGGCTATCAAAAACCTATCGTTCCAAGTCTTTCATATACAGAAACAAATAGATATATTGAATGGTTGGAAGAAAAAGTGACTGAAATGTTACAAAAAGAAGAGGAAAATTCTCAATATCTTGAACACATTAAAACAATACCATGTGGCGGTCCTTTTGATGAACAGTTATGAACACCAATGACACAAGTATTGAAAGACAAAAAATTGTTATTGAAAGGGCATTGAAGGGGATTGACAAAGAATTGGAATTTACTGACTGGTGGCCCAAAGATACGATTGAAAACTATTTCAATTATGTTTACACAATAGGATTTAATCACGGTAGGAAACAATGTGCCCATGGAAAACGGGTGGCACAAATAAAAGACGGTAAGATTTTACGGGAGTTTGAAAGTGCTGTGGATGCTGCATTTGCCGTTGGTGTAACAAAGTATTCTATTTCAAAAGCAGCATCAGGCAGGACAACTTCAAAAATAGCAGGGTTTAACTGGAAGTATGTTTAAAAAACAAAGAGGGGGACTCAATAATCCCCCTCATGCTTATGAAAAAAATCTACGTATTACACTTGCTCAAGGTGTAATTTCTTTATAACCAACCTGCTGGTATAGCTGAATCATTACTATAAGGATCACCACTATTGTAATTAAAACAATCAGTATAAGATGAACCAACCATATCATAAATTGTAGAATCCCAAAGTTCAGGAGCATACCTTGTATTATCACCACCCCCATAAGTATTAAGATAAAAAGCATATCTGAAATCCATTGTTTTCCCGGTAAATCTTCTATAAGCAGCATCTTCATCTGTGTCTCCGGAATCATCAGGATCGGGTGCACTAAATACGTATCTTTCTAATTTCATACTATAACACACCTCAAATGTTCTAAAGAAACTGGTTACTTTTAAATTGTTTCTAAATAACCCATTTGGTGCTTTTGTTATTCCTAATCTCCACCTGAAACAATACGCATAAGTCGTAACTTCTGTCTGGTACATAAATAAATCAGGATCAAGATCACCTGTTAAATACCATGATGCTGAACCAGCCTGATAGAATGTATAAGACATATTTGTGACTGACGTATTTGTTTCTGTACTATTCCAGAATAACTTTCTTGGAATTCCACCATCAATCGGAACCTTAGCAAATGTGCCATAAAAACTGCGATTTGCATCATTGTATTTAAACATATATTCTGACAAAGGAATATTAAGATTTTCACAAAGCCAGAATGTTTGTGCAAATGTGGTGACTTTTGTATTTTGACTGAATAAATTATCATTAAAAACTTCATAACCAAGACTGTCATTTCCTGCATACAATCCATAACATCTTGCAAAAGTGGCATCAAACCACAATGCTTCTGTATTGTTCCAAAATAAATGATCTGGAATACCTGTTATATTTGTACTATCAAAAGTGCTGGTAAAATATTTTGCACTTGTGCCAGCAGCATCAAATAAAGTTTCTGGAATAGTGCCTTTAAATGGTGTACCGGCAAATGTATATGAAAAGTTTACAGCATCTACATTCTGAGTAAACAATAATGGTATTTCACAGGTATATTTCGTTGCATAAAATGTAGCATAAAACGTAGTGGCATTCACGTTTGTATCAAAAATATCATCAGGTAATGTTTCACTTGAATTGCCAAGATTTGTATTTCTAAATGTTTCTTGAAAATCTAAAACATTAGCCCCGGCATAAGAAAATAATAAAGTTGGGACATTTCCTGTTATACCAGAATAAGAAAATGAATTATTGAATGATGCTACACTTGGCGTAAGACTAAACCAATCTTCATCCAATGTTGAAGTATAACTTGTACAACCAGACAAGAAATAAATAAATGTGGTTATATTTGAAGCCCCTGTTATTGCTCCTGTTGGTAAAGCTGTAAGATTAACACAATTATAAAAGTTCAAATATCTGAAATCTGCTACTGTACCCCACTTAATAACTTTTCTGATTTGTGCTCTGATAGCAACTTGACTATAACAAGAAAATCCCTGACAAACACCTTTAATTTTAATCCAATAAGTACCTGCGTTTGTATATGTGTGAACTCTGTCAGAATCATTGTAAGTAGTGACTTTACTATTAGCTGTACCATCTCCCCAAATTGCTATAAAATCGTATGAAGCCGTTCTTGTTACACCTCCACCATCAACGTAAGTATTTATCAAAGGCAACGTTACTGTTTCAGATGCTGTGACAGTTACAGAAAAAATAAAAGCATCCATGTTGCTTGTTGGATGATACAATATTCTCATAACTTTATATTCTTATGTACCTGTATTTTCCTGTAATGTAAGTTGGATCACCATCCGTTCCACTTGTAACCAAAGTCACCACATCACCAATAGCAACAATATTATCACTGGTGGCTTCAACATCAGCACTATTTGAAATATCAACAGCATCTAAACCACCAACTGCACTG